TGTTGAGCATCTGATACACCAGTCCGTTTCTGCTGAACCTGATCGAAATAGCCCATCATCGGGAAGATTTGATCACCGATGGATGGAACCGTGATCGGAGTCATCGCACCAGGACTTTTCATCCTGACGACACCACCCGGAGTCACATTGAGCAAGTCATCGATGTTGACCTGACCCTCGACCACACCCATCCGAGCATTGTTCGACAGATACAGGTTATCCAGCGACTGACGCACCAGGGTGGACTTGATCAGTTGCAGATCAATCGTCCTGTCTGCCAGCGACTGACCAAAGAACTTGTGCGGGATCGGGATCGGGCAAATAACATGGAACGGAACATAGTCCGTCTTCTCGTTGCTCAGAATCTCGTTGTTGCTGTAGAAGATCTTCCGCAACTCAGCAAGACCGTCCCCGTCATAATCAACATAAATGTAGCACTCGAAAACCTCGACCTCCTGCATCGACTCATCCAGCGAAGTGACCTCGAAAGGCTCCTCTCCCGGCGTGTATCGAGCAAGACGCTCCTCGGTGAAGTCTAGGCTGTTGAATGCTGGCAGACCGTCAACGATCTCCTTATCGAACCCCATCTGGATCAGGATCGACCTTGGAACCAGAGTACGGTGAGCTAGGAATGGAGCATCCTGAACGGTTCTAGCCTTCTTGGAGACGATCAACTCTTCCGGAGGGACGTTCTCAACGACAACTCGACCGATCTTGTTGCGCTTCTGGACAACAACACTGCGAGTCTGCGTGACCTGACCGTCAACCTCTACTTCCTCGATCTGCTCTGCAACAACCTGTCGGGTTCCGTCTGCCAGCAATAGTGCAAGCTCGATCTCTGAGAGGTTCTTGTAAACCTCCTCGATCACATCCAGCTTCTCATCCCAATACGCTTTGACCGTCCCGGTCTTCTGGAGCAGTGCATCCTTGAACCAGTGATGCAGGATGGTAAAACCTGGGTTTTGCTTGTAGAAAACCCAGTTTGCGTAATCCGTTGCTTGCTTCGCACCTTCCTCATCACCTGGGCCAACAGGCTCATACTGGATGATGTCGTCTGCGCGAGTGAACACCCGGATCAGATCTGGCAAAGCACCGTCTACAGCCTCAGCAACCTCTGCGGTGATGATCTGTGAGCGACCTTCTACCTCGTTGCCATACGGCTTACGAAGGTAGTAATCCATTGCTTTAGCGCGTTCAGCAGTGGTCTCTGTGTCCAGATAGCCAATAGCGTCATCAATCTCAGACGACAGAATGCCTTTCAGCCGACCCTCATCCATTTTGCACCTCTGCCCTGCGAGTGTATTGACGCTTCGGAGGTGGCTCAGACTGTTTCAGCGCAGCAATCTCCTGCTCTAGCTGGCGAATACGCTCACGAAGCTCATAGACAACTTGGTCGAAATCTCGACGCAAGACGATATTTCCCTGCGGGACTAGCATCAGACCACCCACTTGGTATTTGTTGCAATCGGTTTGCCCCAATCGTCATTGGACATCATTTCCAGTGACTCTGCAAGATAACGCCACGCATCAGCAGCGTGAGAATGCTCATCGTGCAATGGTGCGCCAGCCTCTTGCGTCACCTGATTGATAGCCCTGCGATACCGTTTTAGATGGTTGACTAGCTCCATCGTTTTGTCAGTATCGAAATAAGCCCTTGGAAAGACCATCCTAGCGATTCTGATGCCTTCCTCTGGACTACCCCTTGGAAGCACTGTTACGCGCCTCCCAAGCGTTTCTAATAGGTTCTGTGTGGATCTACCGGTCTGGAAGTTTTTATGCGCTCCATCGTGCGGAATGAAATCTGTACCCCATCGCCATTTTCTTGATTCGATCTCCATGACATAACTGTCAATCGTTCTGTGACTGTCCTCGATAAAGTCAATGATCCTAACTTCTGACGCAACCTTCTGGACAAAGATGATCGACATGGAGTCATTCCATCCCAAATCCCAGACAGTGTGGACTTTCAGTGTTGGATCGTATGGCACAGACCTGATCCGGCCTTCTCGCTGTAGAGCTTCAATCTCATTTGCGTAGATCGCACCGTCTACAGCAGGTCTGCATCGACCCTCCCAGACTGTCAGATACCCAGTCGGATCTCTGTCTAGCCAGTCTCTGCGCTCTTTGTCTAGCTCTTCCGGGAACCACGGGTTGTCTGACCAGTTGACCTGACAGACCCAGCTTTCAGCAGGTGGATGCGTCACAAACCTTGTAAACGTCTCATCGGTATCCAGTTCTGGGTTGAAACTGACCCATATCTCTGACCCTGGCTTGCGAATGGTCGGAATCAGGATGTCCCAGGATCGTTTACTGACAACCTGAGCCTCTTCCACCCAGCAGACATCTGTACCTTCGTACGATTTAAGATTTGCAACACCCTGCTGACGGATACCTGCGAATGTGAACTCTGTCCCATTCTTGCCGATGATCTTTGTCTCTTGGACCTCGTAGAACTCAGCGAGGTTCAGCAGATCAATCTGATCCTTCAGCAGCCTGTGGACAGACTCCTGGATGCTCTTCTGCGTCTCTCGAGCACACAGCACCCTGATAGGCTTTGTGGCTCCTAACGCTACAAGTGCTCTGGCAATCGACCAGGACTTACCAGATCCTCGTCCACCATGAAGGATCTTGTATCGCTTTGGCTGAAAGAGCGGTAAGAGCTTATTCGGAATCTCGACCTTCTGCCTCAACTCCGACCACCTCTAGGATTGCTGCTGTTTTGATTGGCTCACCATCGATACCAGAATGCTCGACAACCTGTTTCTCTTTCCATCCGGCTCGAGTCTTGAGCCAGAAGATCATAGCGGTAGTGTTTCCTGCTTTGGCCTGCTGGAACAGTGTTTGAGCGACCGCGGCATTCGCCTCCATTCGACCTTCAGTCAGTTCCTTCTTGTAGTGCTTGGTGAGTGTGTCGTGGTCAATCTCTAGCTTGTCGGCAATGTCAACATAACGCACCCCGACAGCGGATAGCGTCTTGACTAGCCGACGATCCTCGTCCGTTGGTTTATGCCGTTTGCCTTGCATTTTTTATATCCGAAAGTGTATTAAAAGTGTCACCCGTTGACTCTAGCGTAGCTTGTTTGCCGGTGAAGTCTTGCCAGCGTTTGACTATTAAATCTGTGTAGAAAGGACTCAGCTCAGTCCCGCAAGCTGCTCTGCCATTCTTTTCTGCTGCGATGAGCGTTGATCCGCTTCCCATAAATGGGTCAAACACAACATCACCTTTATCTGTATAAGCTTTGATAAAGAATTCTGCTAATCCTACTGGGTAAGCCGCTGGATGACCTAATGCCTCTGAATGAAATGTTGGGAGTCTGTTCCCAGGATAAGCCATTCCCTCACTAATTTGGTTTCCTTCAACAGCCGAAACATGACCTTGACGTTTGGCCGCACTCGTATTACCGGCCCCTTTGCCTTTAGCCTTTGGAACGGCTTTCGACTTGTGTCTTACCTCATCCGGCCTAAACTTCCAATCGCCTTTAGTAAAGTGATAGATTGGCTCAAATTGATTTTTGAACCTTCTTGATACTTGTTGCGGAATTCCAGTCCTCTCCCAACAGAATTCATCTGCAAAGTTCCATCCCCAATCTCTTACATGAGACAGAACCAAGTCAAAGACATATAACTCTCTTTTTATACCTTCGGCATTTGGTTTAATGTTGCAGAAATAAGACCCATCATCGGCAAGATTAGCCATGATGTTTGATGCCACATCCCGATACCAATTAACATACTCATCTGGATGAATAGGTTTGAATTTGGATGAGGTGTCGTATTCTCTTTGCGCCGCATATGGCGGAGATGTGACAACCAAATTGATCTTTCGCCCATTTACAACCTTATCCACATCTGTAAAAGACTTGCAATCTCCGCACATCACCCTATGCTTACCAAGCAGCCACACATCCCCTAGCTTGGTTACCGGCTCGTCTGGAACCTCTGGAACCTCATCCTCATCTGTCAGCCCTTCCGTAACCTCTACCGGCATCAACGCAGCAATCTCGTCTGCTGAGAACCCAGTCAGGTCTGTGTCGAACCCTAAATCTTTCAGGTCTGCAAGCTCAATCGACAAAAGGTTGTCATCCCAACCAGCATTCAGCGCGAGCTTATTATCAGCCAGGATGTAAGCCTTCCGCTGAGTCTCTGACAGATGACTCAACCTGATACAAGGCACTTCTGACAGGTTTAGCTTTCGAGCAGCCATCACCCTGCCGTGACCGGCAATGATGCTGTTGTCGTCTGCTATCAAGACAGGGTTGTTGAACCCAAACTCTCGGATGCTGGCAGCAATCTGGGCAACTTGCTCGTCCGAGTGTGTACGCGCATTCCTGGCGTATGGAATCAGCTTGTCGATTCCAATCTTCTCTATCATTCCGACTCCTAACGGGTCATCGGTTTCACTCGATCCTTAATCAGCCTTTCGATCTCTGGATCACCCATCTGCTCCGGTGTTGGTGCAAACAATGCTCTCTTACGATTGTCTGTGGTTGTTGCCGGTTCAGACAAATAGTATACAGCGATTGAGTTTCTGGTTACATCAGCAGGACATTTGATTGGATCAGGCAGTCCATGCCATGAGCCTCTGGTGTCGAAGATCACTGCCCTGTTGAACTTCGGCTCAATGACCTTTGCAAGAGTTCTGCTGTCCTTGTACAGACCCAACCCACCACCCCAGGACGATTCCCAT